CTAGGCCGCCTCGGGCGCGATCAGTCCGTGGCCGCGCAACGCCGCAAGGATCGCGGCAATGGCCTCGCGCGCCTCGCTGTCCTGCGTGCCGCCGCCCGCGGGCGTCGGGATGGCGTCCTGACGCGGTCCTACCACCTGCGCGCCCTCGATGAACAGTGCGGCGGCGTGCACGGCACCGGCGTGCCACGCCCCGTCGCGAAAGCGCAATTCCATGCCCTCGGCGATCGACCATACGCACATGCCTTCGCGCGGAGCCACGAAGCGCCATCCCCCCGCGGTCCACACCGCCAGCATATTGTCGCGGCCCGCCCAGATGCCGCTCGCGCCGCCGGCCACCACCCAGCACTGGCCGGGTGCGGCCGCGGCGGGCGGGTTCGTTACGTCGCGCGCTTCGACCACGGGCGCGAGCAGCGCGTCGATCAGCACCACCGCCTCGTTGTGCGTGATCTCCTTTTGCGCCTGCCCCGCATGCAGCAGTGGCAGCGCCCAGCGGTCGGTCGTGTCGATCATCCTGCTTTCCTCATCCCGTTGCCCGTTCGATCGCACTTTCGAGCGAGACCGCGTGCGTCCCGAACTGCGCGACGCGCACCGCCCAGTCGCCGGCAGCCTCCTCGGCGGTAAGGAGCGCGCCGGGCGTGGCGCTGGTCCGCATCGCCCCGCCCGCACCCGCGGGCGTGATGGCGATGCGATATCCCTCGATCTCCTCGCCCAGCGGCGCGTCGATCCCGTCGCTCCAGGCCCAGCCCGCGCGGCTGCGTCGCCTCCAGCCGATCCGCACGCACCCGTCGGAAAGCAGCTCCTGGCGGAGATGCACCGGTGATGGAGGGCGTACCGACGCGCCGCGCACCATGATCGGCGGCAGCCTCACCACCACCGGATCGCCGATGCCCTTGGCGCCGACATGCACCACCCCGCCGATCGCCGCCTGCGGCAGCGCGATCGTCACCGTCGCCGCAGGGTCGAGCAGCGCGAAGCCTTCGCCCGCGGCATGCGCCTCGATCGCCCATTCGGTGCCGCGCCGCCCGCGCCAGAGGCCCGAGAGCCGCCATTGCCGCTCGCCCGTCTGGACCGCGCTGGCGAACTGGATGAGCTCCTCGCCAACCAGCGCAAGGTTCGCGCCCGCCGCCAGCGCCGCGGCATCGGCCATCCCCAGCCGCATCGCGCCATGCGCCAGTTCGACGATGATCGTGCTGCGCCGGTCCTCGATGAGGCTCGAAGCCGGTCCGGGCGGAACCGTCGTCACGCCCAGCATCGCCGGCGCGCGCGTCGCGGCGGCGACGGACCAGCCGATGCCGTCGGCGCTGGTCAGGATCGTAGCACCACGCCACCCGGCAAGCGCCCCGGCGGCGAGCACCGTAAGGCGCGGCGACGTCCACAGCGCATCGTCGGTCGCCGGCAGTTCGGCGGCGATCACGCGCGTCGGTCCGTGCACGACGTCGCGCGCACCAGCCACTTCGCCCGGCGCCGCCGCCGCGGTCGCGCGCGGCAGCGCGATCGGCGCCAGATCGAGCGCGACTGCCATATTCTCCAGCGACCAGCCGGCGACGCGCCACTCGCCGCCCTCGCCCGCGATCGTCACGCGGTCGCCCGGCGCGATTCCCATCGCTTCCCAACCCGGCGCCACGCGCCGCCGCTGCCGCCCCGCGTCGAGCCGCGCGAGCATCGCCGTCGCCACGCCCTTCGCCGCACCCGCCCCCAGCACCGCCGGCAGCTCCAGATGCACTTCGCGCACCCCCGCCCCCGGCCGCGTGGCGCGCTGCAACCCGGCCTGATAGTCGCGCGCGGCATCATAATGCCCCACCGTCACGCTGCGCGGCGCGCGATCGGCAGGCGCGATGGTGCGCAGCCGGCGTGGCGCCGGCGCGGGCGATCCGATGCCCGCATCGCGCACGATCCGCGCGTCGCCGCGTCCGCTGCGCATCGCCAGCCGGTCGCCCTGGGGGGCGAACCAAGCGCCGCTCGCCTCGCCCAGCGTCTCGATCGCCGCACGCTGCGATCCGCCATGCGCCGAGAAGCCCTCGAACGCCGGCATCAGCGCCGCCTCGGCAGTCACCAGCCCGCCGCTGATCGCCGCCGCGATCGCCGCCGGATCGACCGTCGCGGCATCGGCCTCGACCTCGAAGGTCAGCGACGGGATGCGGTTGGCATAATCGGCAAGCTCGAACTGCTCGAACACGGCATAGGCCATGCCGCGATGCGCGGGCGTGCGGCTGCTCCCCTGCGCGCTCGCGATCAGCGGATCGGGCGGCTGATCGGCATCGCCGGTGTGCAGCCGGAACAGCGTCGGCGTTTTCAGGTCGCCGGCCTCGCCGCGCAGCAGCTTGCCGTCGGCCCAGATTCGCCGCACCCCCGCGATGCGCCGTGCCGACAGCAGCACCGCGAACGATGCCGAATAGCTGTAGCGCGTCGTGTCGGGCCGGCCCTTGCCGCCCTCGTCGGTCGTCGCCGTCTCGATCAGGTCGGTCGACCAGATCACCGTGCCCGCCACGCGGATCGTGCCGAACAGCCGTGGCACCTGCGTGCCATAGGACGAGGTCTGCACCGCGAGCTCGTTGAGCCGCGGGCCCTGCCGCGTCGCGGGGCGGAACACCGTGCCGTCGATCGCACGCCCGGCGATCGCGCCCAGCGCCGCGCCCACCGGGCCGCCCACCGCCCCGCCGATCGTCGTCAGCAGCAACGTCGCCATCTCAGCCCCCTTCCCCGCCTGCCCGGAACCACGCGATCACCGGCGAGGGCGGCGTGCCCGGCCGCTCGACCACGCGGCGCAGATGCGCATCGGCATGCACCAGCCCGCTTTCGGTCACGATTCCCAGATGCAGCTGCACGCCGCCCGCGCGCATCAGCGCCACGTCGCCGACTTGCGGCGCATCGACGCGTGCCAGCCCTGCACCGGCGATGACCCCGGCGGCATGATCGGCATCGGCGGTCCGCAGCCGATAGCCATTGACATCGGCGACGCCGCACCCCGCGCCGTCGAGCGCCGCCAGCACCACGCCGACGCAATCGAGCCCGGTGGCCGGGTCGCGCCCGTGCAACCGGAAGCTTGCTCCCACCAGCCCGCGCGCCGCCGCCGCGATCGCCGCGCCGCTCACAGCCCCGGATACCGCGTCAGCAGGTCGATGCCCGGCAGGAACGGCTCGCCCTGGAAATTGATGGCGTTGGCGAAGCGGCCGGCGCACGTCTCCAGCCGCTTGTCGCATCCCTCGATCAGCTCGACCAGCGTGCCGGCCTCCGCCACCAGCCGTGGCGGTTCGCGCAACGTCACCGTTGCTCCCGCCGATGCGTCGATCGCGTCCTCCAGCCCGCTATTGGCGCCGCCGAACCAGCGCAGCACGCCGCTGCCCCAGCCGTTCGGCACGGGCTCCTCGACGTCGAGCGTCAGCGTCGCGCCGTCGATCGCGGTGACGCGCGCCAGCGTCCGCCGCGCCGCCATCGGCACGCGGCAGCGCGCATCACCCAGGCTCGCGCGACATTCGGGCGAGGTGACCTCGGCCACCGGCGCGTCGAGCAGCGCCGCGCTGCCGCGAAGCTCGGCTGAGAAGTCGCCGTCGCGCGTCTCGATGCCGCCGATCACCCCGTCGCCCAGCGGCACACGCCGCGATACGTCGCTCCAGTCGACCGCGAACAGCGCCACGCGCGCACCGTCCCAGCGACCCGCAAGCAGGTCGGTTTCGCCGATCGCGCCGTGCGTCAGCGCGCCCGTCACTTCCATGCTGTCGGCGTCGAGGCCGTCGCTGCGCCGGATCGCCGAGGGAACGATGCCGGGTGCCGCGCGATGGACGATGCCGTCGATTACCAGATCGCGGTCATGCGCCGTCAGCCCGATCGCCACGCCGTCGCGCCGCTCGATCCGCCAGCAAAAGGTGAAGCTGGTGCATTCGCCCACCAACCAGGCGGCAGCGTTGGCGCTCATGGCTCGCGCAGTTCGATCAGCGGCACCGAAGGCGCCTCGCCTGCCAGAAACGTCGCGCGGCTCACGCTCAGCCGGTCCTCCGCGAAGCGCACTGGCACGTCGAAGGCGAATCCCGCGCTCACCGTCGCCCCCACCGGCGGCGGCTGGTCGAAGGTCACATGGCCGCCCGGATCGAGCGTGAAAGCCCCCGTCACCACGCCGTTCACCCCAACGCGCACGCTTCCGGCGACGGGCCGCGTGATCCGTCGAGCACTTTCGCCATAATATTTCACCAGCGCGAAGCGGCGGCGCTCGCCATCGCCCGCGCCGAGGATCTGGTCGTCGTGCCGCGGCTCGCCCGAGCCCGATCGCCAGTCGAACGGATCGCGCAGGCGAAAGCCGCGCGCCGCGCCCATCCGCGCCCGGAAGAAGGCGAGCAGCGCCACGATATCTTCCTCCGATCGCATGCCAGGCCCCACATCGTAGCGCGTGCGCGCTTCGGCCCAGTTGGCGTTGCGCTGCTCGTGCCCCGAAGCACTTGTCGCGATCGCGGTGGAAAGCTCGGGCGTAACCTCGCACTCGGCGCCGAGCGCCAGCGGGAACGCCACGTCGTCGAACGCCTGCACATCGTCCTCCTGCTCGTCGAAATGGACATATCCGTCGCGCAGCACCTGTGGCAGCGCCCACACGAACACCTCGGCCACGCCGCGCCCGCGCGCCACATCACCCGCCGCGTCGATCGCCGGCCATTGATGGGCGTCCTCGGGATTGAGCACGAAGCCCGCCAGATAATGCTGCTCGTTCGCCGGATAGCCCAGCCGCGCCTCGGCCAGCGCGACGCCGCGCACGCTGGCGCCGCTATTGCCCGTCGCCGCCCAGTCATAATCCTCGAGCTGGAGGATATCGAAGGCGGGTTTCGCCCAGCCGATCGGCAGGTTGGCGCGCTTGGCCTCGGGCGCCTTGGCGTCGAGCACCGTCGGCAGATAGGCGAGCAGCAGCGTCTCGGTTTCGGGCGCCACCGCGCGCACCGCGTCGCACAGCGCCGCCGTCGAAGCCGCGAGCAGCGCGCCCGCCGCGTCGAGCAGCGCGCGCCGCGCGGCATCCATCGGCTGCGTGATGTCGGTGATGACCGCCGGATCGCCGCCCAGCGCCGCGCGCGCGGCATCGTCGTACAGGCATGGCCGGTTGCCCGCCGGCTGCACCCACCACCACGGCTCGCCCACCTGGAAGCGCATCGGCTGCCCCGCCTCGGCGGCGATCGCGGCGAACGCCTGCGCGACGCTGCGCAGATACCCCATCGCCCCATGATGCGCCGGGCTGAGCAGCGTCGAAGGGGGCTCCCACCCGGTCAACGCCGGGCTGCCGTCATGCGCGCGCTGCTTCCAGTCGCCCCAGCAATGCGCGTCGAACAGTTCGTAGCTGAGCGACCAGATCAGCCCAAATCCCAGCGCCTTCGCCCGCCGCGCGAAGTCGAGGTGCCACGACCGGCACGGTGTGTTGAGCGCGCCGCCGGCGAGGCTCGCATACCAGCCGCCGTCCTGCTCCTCGAGCCGGAAATAATGGCTCATTCCCACATAGTGATTGATCGTGCCACGATAGCCGAGGTGCAGCATGTTGCGCAGCAATCGCGTCGGCGTCAGGTTGTAGTGATCGTCATAGCCCGTCGCCATCCGCAGCCGGTGCTCGGGCACGATCGTCTCGCCGATCGCCAGTACCGATCCCGATCCGGTGCATCGCATGTCGCTCAGTTCGGCCCAGCCTTCCACCGGCCCGATCGGCGCGTCACTCCCCTCGGCATAACCCGGCGCGACGAGCGATATGAACATCCGGTCGATATCGCCCGCCCATACGGGGTCTGCCTGCGCGGGATGCGTATAGCCGCCCGCCACGCTCGCGAAGTCGATCGTGACGACGGCATCCTCGGGGTCGCCCACGGCGTAGTTCCACTGCCGCACATACCAGGCGCGCGCCACGCCGTTGGCGTCGCGTCCCTCGATCGTCAGCGTCGGGCCGTTGATCGCGTCGAGCGCCACCAGCCCGCCCGATCGCCAGCGGAAACGCAGCGTCGTGCGGCGATAATCGCGCTCGGTCGCATAGCGCAGCAGCACATGGTCGTGCGTGTCCGCGCTGTCCCAGATCAGCCCCGCCAGATCGCCCGCGCGGTAGAACACGAAATCGACGCGCAGCGCATCCTGCGCCGTCGTCACCACGCTCGCCATCATCGGTCGCGGGAAATTGACGCTCCAGAAGCGCGGATCGAAGCGCGTCAGCACGCCCTCGGGCTGCACCGTCCGCCGATGCGCCAGCCAATGGCCCATGGTCTATTCCTCTTGGTCATTGCAGGGCAGGCGACGAATGCGCCAAACCGTCGTCCCCAGCAGGCGCGGGCGCCGCCGCTATTCCACCTGCGCCAGCGCGTGCTTCAATTCGCGCGCCACCTGCCGCCCCGATCGCGCGAGCATTGCCGGTGCTGCGCCCGGTGGCGCGTTGATGGTGATCGCCACGCGCACCTCGCGCGGCAGTGGCGCCGGGGATGAGAACATCGGCGTCGCACGTGCTGGCGCAGTCGCCCTCGTGCCGTGCGCCTGCATCGCGCCACGCGCCTCGGACACGCCTGCGCTCGCCTCACGCCCGGCCACTACCATCGCGCGCGACGCCGGTTGCGCCGGCAGCGCCTCGATCCGCCCGCTCGCCGTCGGCACGAACAGCTCGGGGCCGCGCTCGCCTACCCAGTAAGGGCGTTCGGGACTTACCGGCCCGCCAGTCGCGCGGCCCGGCGCGCCCGAGAGCAGCGCGGTAAGCGCCCCCAGCAACCCGCCACCGCCCGACCCCGTCACCGCACCGACTAGGCCGCCGCCCCGCTCGCGCGACGCCCCGCCGCCACCCAGCAGCGCGTCGAGACCTGATCGCACCGCGCTTGCCGCGATCCCGTCGATCACGCGCAGTGCCACCTTGCCCAAATCCTCGAACCCCAATTGCCCGGTGCGCACCGCGCGCAGCAGGCTGCCCTCTAGTACCCGCCCCGCACGGTCGACGCCCGCGGCGAACGGCCCGTCGAGGCTGCGCTGCATCACCGCCATGTCGCGCGCGAAGCTCTGCGTGTCGGCGCGCACCTGCACCACCAGCCGCTCGATTTCCTCATCCATCGGGAAACGCCTCCATCAGCCGTTCAAGCGTGTCGCGGTCGGCGGGCGGCACTGCCGCATCGGGCGCCAGCGCCGTGGCGAGCGCGTCCAGTTCGGCGGGCGTCGCGCGCCAGAAGCCGTCGGGCGTCCAGCCGAACAGCACGCCCGCCATCCCCGCCAGCGCCTGCGCGCGCGCGCGCGCAGCGAAACGCGCGTCGCTCATCGCCCCGCCAGGATCTAGCCGATGAGCAGCCGAAGCGCGGGCGTCGCCGCCGCCAGCCCGCCCGCCGTCACGCCTTCGGCAAAGGCGTCGCGCGGTATCGGCGCGGGGGCTTTCAGGCAATGCCAGAACAGCGCCACCATCTCGCCCAGCGCCAGCCGCCCAGCCGCCGCGCGCTCGACCAGCGCGAACAGCGGCCCCAGCTCGCCTTCGGCCGCCACCAGCGCGGTGAAGCTCGGGCGCAGCACCAGCGTCTCGCCGCACACGCGGATCGCCGCCTCGCCGCGCGCCTCGTTGGCCGCCTCGCTCATGCGCTCGCCACCGGCCCCGAGCTTTCGAGGCTCAGCGTGTAGCTGCGCTCGCCGTTGAAATCGCCCGCATAGTCGAGCCGCGTGACGAGGAAGTCGCCCGTCATCGTCTCGCCGCTCTCGAAGCTCAGCTGGTAGCGGTCGAGCAGCCCCGCCAGCGCATTACCCTTCACGCGCGTCTCGGCGGCCGATCCGGTGAAGATGCCCGCCGCCGACACGCTGACCGATCGCACGCCCGCACCCGACAGCAGTTCGCGCCACCCGCCCGAATCCTTGCTGGTGATCGCCACCGCCTCGCCATTGATCGAAAGCTGCGTCGTGCGCAGCCCCGATACCGTGGTGAACGCTGTCGGGTTTGCCCCGTCGCCCACCTTCAACAGAAACGCGCTTCCCTTCTCTGCCGGCATCTCGCCTCTCCTCTTGGTTGATGAAGGGGTCCGCCTCGCACGCGACACCCCGGTTCCGCTCAATTGCTGCGCAGCATCCGCACGCGGAATTCGGCAACGGCGATCCAGCCATCTCCCCTGGCGCGCACGATGCGTCGGCGCAGCGGCACCAGCGTCACGATGCGCCACCCGCCACCGATCGTCGCGGGCATCGCCGCCAGCGCGGGCGCCATCTCGTCGATCAGCGCGCGCAGCCGTGCCGGGCTTTCGCCGCCATCGTGCAGCTCGATCGCGCAGCGCGCCTCGCATCCCGCAATGTCCTTGGCGCCCCAATCGGTCACGATCGCCTCGGCGATCAGCGCATAGGGGCGCGCGGCACGGACCGGCGGCGCCTCGAATGTCGCGGTGAGCGCGTCGCCGAGCGGCGCATGGCCGCGCACCGCCGCGGCCAGCGCGGCATGCAGCAGCGCCGTCATCGCCCCACCTCCGCAATTGCGCGCAGCGCCGGTTCGGTCGCGCGCCGCCGCGCCGCCCCGCGCATCGTGGCCGTCACCTGCTCACCCTCGATCGTGACGCTCGCATCGGGTGCGGCATCCGCGAGTGCCGCCGCTATCACCGCCCGCCGCGCCGCCGCCCGCGCCTCCACGACGTGACCGATGCGCGCCATCGCCCGGCCGTTCATGGCGCCGGCGCCGATGCGGCGATGCGCATCCGCCGCCACGGCCGCCACAAGGCCGCAACCGCCGCCGGCGGCACCTGATCGTCGTCGCGCGCGTCGAAGCGATGCGCCGCCAGCCGCGCGATGCCGCCGCGGAGTCCCGCCGGCAGCTCGGCCCAGCTGGTCGCCAGCCCCGCCTGGTACGAAACCGCGAGCGGTGCCGCGCCACGCGCCAGCTTCACCCAGCCGTCGCCCGCCGCATCGATGTCGATCGCGTTGCCCGGCGTCGTCGCCAGCGCGATCGATCGTACCGGCGTTGCCATCAGCCGGTGCCAGTCGCCATCGGCGCGCACCCGTTCGGTCACGTCGCGCACGATCAGCGCCTGGCCGGTGAAGTGCTCGGCCATCGCCAGCGCCTCGTCGGCGAGCCGGCCGAGCAGCGCAGGCTCCTGCTCGGTGCCGATGCGCAGCAGCGCCGCGATTTCGCCGATCGCGATCGCCTTGTCCTCGGCGTCCAGCCGGACGTCGCCCGGCCCGCCCGTTGCCCAACTCATCGCCTCGTCTCCGCTTTTCGGTGGGGAAGCCGGCGCATCACGCCAGTTCGGCTGACATCAGGTGGCGGCGCGCCAGTGTCGCCGGAACCTCGGCCACGCCGCCCGTCACCGTCGCGCCGACCAGCTGCGTGCTGCCGTCGTCAAAGCGATAGCGCACCGTGATCCCGCCATCGGCGATGCCGTGCATCCCCCACTGCAGTCGCAGCACATCGGCCGCGCGCGTCACGGCGGCGGCGCCCGTCGCCATCGGGCTGCTCGGCACGCCGCCGGCCTCCATCTGCGCGCCCCACAAGGTTGCCGATCCGGTCGCCGCCGCGCTCAGCGTCGTGCCGGTCGCGCCGGCGGGGAGCACGCCGAACAGGCCCGATCCGCCGGCACCCGTCAGGGTGATCCACACACGCCAGAAGCCGCCATGATCGGCGATGCCGCCTTCCATGCCGCTTGCAGCCGCGACGATCTGGCCCGATTGCGTGTCGATCAGCATCCAGGGCGCGCCGAAGCGGAACTGCACCGCGCGCGTCGCCGCCGGCACGCCGTCCTTGGCGATGAAGATCGATCCCACTGCCTGCGCGCTGATGGTGACGCTTTGCGAAAGCTGGCCATAGGCCGCCGTCGCGGCGTCGCTCACCTGCGTCGCGCCCGTGCCGCCGTCGGGCGAAGGCGCCGCAGCCCCAAGCGTCGCATTGCTGACCGACCAGGGTGAAAGCTGGAATGCGCTGCTGCGCGCCAGCTGGTTGGTCGCCGCAGCTTCGATCAGCAGCCCGCGCGGCGCCAGCGTAACCGGGTCGTGGTCGAAGCGCGGCGTATCGGCGGCATGCGTCACGATCCGGCCGCCTGCGTCGACGCATGTCGCAGCCGATGCGCGCGTCAGCGTCGCGCCCGACGGCAGCGCCGGCCCCGCGAATGCGAAGCCGGCATGGCGCCGCCCCGCTGCCGGCGCGATCCCCAGCCCGCGCGCAAAGCCCAGCGCCGCCATCAGTACAGCGCCACGATGCCGGTGGCGGTCGTCCCCGTCGCCAGCACATGGCTGGCGCGCAGAGGCAGGATGCTGCCCGCCGCGAGGCCAGCGAACGCCACCGCGTCCCCCCCGCCGGCGCCACGCGCCACGATGGTGCCGCCGCCGCCCACGAACAGCGCCTTGGGAATGTCGGCCAGCGGTGTCGTGTCGTGCGGCACGATCGCCACCGCGCGCGTGGCGGGGGCGGAAACCTGATCGGCATGGTTGCCGAAAGCATCGGCCATCATTCTCTCCTTCGGTCTCGAACATCAGGGGTCGGGGCGGGACACGCCCGCCCCGCCGGCCTCACGAAGCCGCGAACTTCATCAGCTTGATCGCTTCCGAATTGCTCACCGCGCCGCCCACGCGCTTGGTCGCGTAGAAATGGACGAACGGCTTGTTGCTGTACGGATCGCGCAGGATCACCGTTTCGCCGCGCTCGGCGATCAGATAGCCGCTGCGGAAGTCGCCGAACGCGATAGCCAGGCTGTTGGCGGCGATGTCGGGCATGTCCTCGGCCTCGACCACCGTATAGCCGAGCAGGCTGTCGGGCTGCCCCGCCGCGAGGCCGGGCTGCCACAGAAACGCGCCGTCGGCGGTCTTCATCTTGCGGATGCGCGCCAGCGTGGTCGCGTTCATCACCCAGGTCGCGTTCTGGCGATAGGGCGCGCGCAGCGCGTGCACCAGGTCGATCAGCCGCTCCTGCGGATTGGCGGCAAAGTCGCCCGCCGCCCCGCTCGCCACATATTGCAGCGTGCCGAAGGCGCGCGTCGCGTCGCTAGTCGCCGCGTTGGGCACCGCCAGAAAGCCGCGCGGCCGCCCCGTCCCGTTGCCGTTGACGAAGGCGCTGCCTTCGGCCTTGGCGAATTCGCGCGCGATCTCGTCGGCGAGCCACGCTTCGACGTCGAATGCCGCATCGTCGAGCATCGCCTGGCTCGCGGCCGGATTGGCGTACAGCTCGCCCATCGGCGGCGCGATCTCGTGGAAGGTCGGCGTCGCGGTCTCGGGCCGCGCGGCGGTCTCGGCCGCCCAGCCCGAAGGCGTGCCGCCTGCCGCCACCAGCTTGCGATAGCCGGCACTGCCCACCTGCACCACATTGGCGATCGCGCGGATGGGGCTCGCGCTCTTCAGTGTCGCGCCGATCATTGCGTCGATCTCGCGCGGCACGGCATAGCCGCCTTCGGCACCCGTCACGCCTGTGAACGCCTTGGTTTCCACGCCGCCGCCGCCGGCGCGCAGAAAGCCCTCGAACGCCGCATCGCCCGCCGGCGCCGCGCCACCCAGCATCGGCCGCATCGACAGCGCGGCCACACCATTCACTCCGCTCATTCGCTCGTCTCCTCCAGCGTTTCCAAAATGCGCGCCGCCCGCTGCATCGGCTGCGCGACCAGGCTGACCTCGATCAGGTCGAGCTCGATAAGTTCACGATATGTTCCTTGGCGCACGCGCCGTGGTCGGTAGCCGATCGACAGGCCGGTAAGCGCGCCCGCGCGGACCAGCCCGGCAAGCTCGAGTGCCGTGATCGTCCCACGCACGCGCAACCCGCAAGCATCCTCGCCGATCGCCGCGATCTCGCCCACGGGAACACCGCGATGCTGCCACAGCAGCGGCACGCGCCCGGCCGCCGCGAAGGCGCCGCGCCGCACCACGTCGCCGGCGCGATCGGGCACGTCGAAGATCGCGGCATAGCCCGCAAAACCGATCACTTGACCCATCCGCCGAACCCCAGCTTCACCAGCACCAGCGCCAGCACCATGCGCACACACCAGCCGAGCGCCGCGCGCAGCGCCGATCGCTTCGCATCGCGCCACGCCGCCAGCAGTTCGCGCAGCTCGGCCATGTCCTGCGCCGCGCCGGCATCGCTCAGCCCCAGCCGCGCCAGTGCGCGCGCCGCCGCCAGTTCGCCCGCTTCCTCGGCGATGCCGCGCAGCGTGGCGAGGTCGGCGCCGTCGCTTTCAGCCTGCCACATCAGCTCGGCCAGCATCGCCGCACTCACGCCGCAGCCCCTTGGGGCGCGGCGGGTTCGATGCCCAGCATCGCACGCTTCTCGGCATCGCTCAGGAAGTCGGCGGCGCTCACCCGCTCCCACAGCCGCCCGCGATCCTCGCCGAGCGCGGGCACGCGATCGACGTCGACGGCAAGCGACGCATTGGCGAACCACGGCCGCAACCCTTCGGCGATCGCCCCCAGGATGCGCTCGGCCGCCGGCACGATCGACTGGCGCCACAGCGCCTTGTTGGCCTCGCGATAATTGGCATAGGCATTATCGCCCGGCAGCCCCATCAGCATCGGCGGTACGCCGAACGCCAGCGCGATCTCGCGCGCCGCCGCTGCCTTCAGCGCCATGAAGTCCATGTCGGCGGGCGTCATGCTCATCGCCTGCCATTTGAGCCCGCCTTCGAGCAGCATCGGCCGCCCGGCATTGTCCGCGCCCTGGAACGCCCCCTCCATCTCGGCGCGCAGCCGCTCGAATTGCTCGGGCGCGAGCACGCTGCCGTCGCCGGCATCATAGACGAGCGCGCCCGATGGCCGCGCCGCATTGTCGAGCAGCGCCTTGTTCCAGCGCGTCGCGGCATTGTGGATCGCCACCGCCCCCGCCGCCGCGCCCAGGCACCCCAGCCCGTAATGATCGTCGAGCGGGTGGAAGCCGCGGATGTGGATCACCGCCGGCCGCCCGGCCATGTCCTCGCACGCCATGCGCTCGGTCCGCTCACCCACGCGGTAGCGATAGGCCGCCGGCCAGCCCAGCGCATCGGGCTCGACGGTCACGCGCTCGGGCCTGAGCGCGAACAGCTCGTGCACGCGTACCCCATCGCCCAGCACGCGGGCATAGGCATTGCCGTGCAGCAGCAAGTGACTGGCGAGCGTCTCCATCAGCGGCTGCCCCGCCGATCGCTCGGCCACCAGCGCCGCCAGCGCGGGGTCCGACGCGGCGACGGGCGCCCCCGCCGCGCCTTCCGCCACCAGCCGAACCGCGCGCTGCGCCACCGGATTGCCGGCATAGCCCTCGCGCACCTGCGCCTCGTAGCTCGCGGGCCACTCGCCGATCCGCGCGACCGACTGCACGCGCGCCAACACCGGCCGCGACACCTCGCGCCCGGCCTTCCTGCCGAACCATCTCATTTGTGATCTCCCAAATCGGCGTTGCCGCCTAGAGCCGCCGCACCGCCGCTACCTTGCGCGCGCGCAGCAGCAGCTCGGTCAGCGCCCAGATGCAGGCGTCGGCGCGGTCGGGCGATCGGCCGGGACCCTGATAGCCGCCGCCGGGCACCAGCCCGCACAATTCGTCCTCGAGCAGCCCGAATGCGCCGGCATGGCGCACCCGCCCGCTTTCATACAATGCCGCCACTGGCTCGGCGCGCGCCACCTTGCCGCGCGTCGCGCGCACCAGCTTCACCGGCAGCGTCGCCTCGGCACCCTTGAGCACGCCCGCCACCATGTCGCCGCCCTGATTGGCCTCGGCGATCACGCGGTCGGCGCCGTGCCGCTCGGCACAGGCCGCAACCGCGCGCGCCCAGGTCGCCGGCGACGCGCCGGCCACGCTCGCATCGTCGATCACATAGCCGATGTCGTCGACGCCTAGCCCCACCGCGACGATGCCGCAGGCATCGCCCGTCGCGCTCGCCGGCGGGTCGACGCCCACCACCACGCGCACCAGCAGCGGCACCTCGACCACGCGTACGCGCTCGATCAGCGCGCGCGACCACAAGGCCCCCGCCACATCCTCGATCAGCTCGCCGTCGAGCTCCTGCCGGCCGAGCGCCGTATCGCCATAATCGGCAAGCATCGCCGCCACGAAGCTTGGCGGCAACGCCGGATTGTCGCGCGTTTTGCCACGCGTCTCGACCATGTCGGGCAGCGCCATCACGCGCTTGAGCAACGTGGTCGCGCGCGGCGTCGTCGTCACCAGCGTGCGCGGCCGCTCGCCCCGCCGCATCCCCATCATCAGATTGTCCCAGGTGGCAGTGCCGCCGCGCCCCCACTTCCCAAGTTCGTCGCACCACGCGAAGTCGTGTTCGGGGCCGCGCAACCCCTCGGGCGCCTCGGCCGAATAGACGAACGCCCGCGCGCCCGACTTGAAGCGCAGCGTGCCCGCATCGCGCCGCCATTGCAGCGGCTGATCGTCCCACGCCACGTCGATCAGGCCGCTCGGCCCGTCGATCATCACGCGCGCCACGTCGTCGATCGTGCCGCCCACCAGCGCGATCCGGGCGTCGCGGTGCGTGCGCGCCATCTCCGATATCCATTCAGCCCCCGCGCGCGTCTTGCCGAAGCCGCGGCCCGCGCGGATCAGCCACACGCGCCAGTCACCGGGCGGTGCCAGCTGGCCCGGATGCGCCCATGCCCACCAGCGCACCTCGAGCTCGCGCAGCTGCTTTCGCGTCAGGCCATTGAGCAACGTGGCGCGCTGCGCCGGCGGCAGCACCGCCAGTTCGGCGAGCGGCAGCCGCAGCGCCGCCCCAGCCGCCGCCTCAGCCTTCGCCACGTTCGCGCTTCAGTCGCTTGGCCAGCAGGTCGAGCTTCTTGATGATCGCGGCATCGGTCTCCTCGGGCGTCGCGCGCGCGGTCGATCGGTTGACGCCGTGCCCCGCCTGCACCGAAGCGCGATGCTGCGCCAGCACCTTCAGCGCCACCGCGATATCGACCCGCTCGACCGCCACGGCATCGGCGGTCGCGTCGACCGGCAGTGCTCCCGCTACCACCTCGACGTCGACCAGCCCCTCGATCTCGATCGCATTGACGCCGATCAGCGCGCGTTCGAGCACGGCATGCTCCAGCCGGTCGTACCCGGCCTCGAGCGCTTCCTGCCACAGCGCCGCGAACACCTCGTCGCGCTGGCGCAGCGCATAGGCACCGCTGGGCGCAACGCCCGCCGCCGCCGCCGCGCGGCGCACGTTGCACGTCGCCGCCAGCATTTCGAGGAAGCGCTTGCGCCGCCGCATCGTCCAGCCGGGTCGTGCCGCCCGCCGCTGGACCGTACGGTTCGCACCGCCTGAAAGAACATCGTCCATCGCGCCCCCGCACAACAAGGACCGGAAAGCGTCACGGCCCCAGCCCGACTCGCAATTCTTCAGCGTTCCCGTTATGTGCCATATCAGCGTCGCGCTGTCAATATGTTTTATCCTATATGGTTCGTCGTATCCACGAGAACGCGTTCCGGTTTGCAACCGCTCGTGCGTCGCGTACCTCGATGCCAACGACGAACAAGGAGGGATGCCACATGAACATCGAAGGATTGACCGCGATCGTAACGGGCGGCGCATCGGGCTTAGGCCGCGCCACCGCGACGATGCTCGCCGAGCGCGGCGCTAAGGTCGCGCTGTTCGATCTGAACGAAGATAGCGGCCGCGAGACGGCGTCGGCGATCGGCGCCAGCTTCGTGCGCACCAATGTCGCCGACGAGGCCAATGTCACCGCCTCGCTCGATGCCGTCGAGGCCGAGCTCGGCACGCCGCGCATCCTCGTCAACTGCGCCGGCGTCGGCTCGGCGATCAAGACGGTGACGCGCGATGGCGATCCGCATCCGCTCGCCACCTTCCGCAAGGTCATCGACATCAATCTCATCGGCACCTTCTCGATGATCTCGCAGTTCGCCGCCCGCGCCGCGCGGCTCGACGATGTCGGCGAGGAGCGCGGCGTCATCGTCAACACCGCCAGCGTCGCCGCGTTCGACGGCCAGATCGGCCAGGCCGCCTATGCCGCCTCGAAGGCCGGCGTCGCGGGCATGACGCTGCCGATCGCGCGCGACCTGTCGCAGCTCCACATCCGCGTGATGACGATCGCGCCCGGCCTGTTCCTCACGCCGCTGCTCATGGGCTTGCCGCAGCCCGCGCTCGATTCGCTCGGCCAGCAGGTTCCGCACCCCGCGCGCCTCGGCAAGCCCGAGGAATATGCCCGGCTGGTCGAGGCGATCGTCACCAACCCGATGCTCAACGGCGAGGTCATCCGCCTCGACGGCGCAATCCGCATGGCCCCGCGCTGA